TTACTTTTTGGTATTAACGCCTCCCATAATACTTGTGGGAATGGCCTGATATAATGACAGGCATGAATTCCATAAAATATACTCAAAACTATAAATAAGAATAGCGAAAAACCCGGCCATTATTGGTTCCGAACTTCTCACATTGCCTGTTCAACTCCCGATAATGGCCGGGGCTGGCAACATGAGAAAGACATCGAAGTGAGAAGCGATGTTTCGGATAAAGAGTATTACAGGCAAGACAATGATTTTACACCAAAACACCATATCGCTTTTGAAGAAGAAGTATCAGGCCGCGAGAGCATATCAGCGTAAACAGAACGTCGAGTTCAGCCTTACTTTTGAGCACTACATGACGCTCTGGATTAAGAACGTGGATGCTCTAACGCATTTGAATAATGCGGTCATTCACGCCATCGCACATGGCATCAATCAGACAATTAAACTCGACTATGTTCTGACATGGAAGCCGGGCTTCGTGAGAACTGGCGCACCCATGAATCTCAAAACTGCATGGGTGAGAAGTGCTGAGGAATCCAAGAAGGACTGTAAACTTCGTAAGGGCGAGAAGAAGAGCGAGAGAGCCAAGGCTAAACTTCGTAAGCCAAAGTCCAATACAACGAATATGAGAAAACCAAAGAGTCCAGAACATAAAGCGAGAATGGCAGAAGCTGCTCGTCAGAGGTGGGCTAAGAAGCGTGAAGAAAAGTAAGGCGTAGAGCCCATTATATAACGGGATCTCACATACTAGAGAAACGAATAACAGCAGTTGTGATCATCTGGAAGTATATCAGCCCATATGGTAATTCAAAATGTTGGAAAAAACTGAACAGGCGATGCCATGACTACAGCTACCGTTGCTCCATTAGATAATGCGTCGGATATTATTTTAGCACTAAAAGAATATTCCAGAAAAAATGGTGATAAAATTCAGATGTATTGGGATTTACCAGAAGGTTTTGGAACATACCATACATTCAAGATATCATGGGATTACCATATTTTTGATATGGGAAAAGGATTTTCCCATTATGATTTCCCCACTCTCGTAGCAAGTGAAGCTTTAGATAACTATAACCTACCATATGAAAACCTCTTTATTGTTTCACGAGATAAAGACAATAATGGTAATATAAATTATATTGTAACACTTTGCCATCAAGCGCATTTAATCGATGATAAAAAAACCATAACTACTTTTATATTTCATGGAATGTATATTGAAACGCAGGGCTGGTATTGGAACATGATTGGGTATTCACCAAGAATATTTGAAACCCCCAATAGTAATTTTCTCAGTACCGGCTTTGAGCCTATGTGCTCACCATGCATTGAGATGAAACTTGAGGACTTTGTCCTGTCATTTGTAGCTGATCGTGGATTGTTTCAAGTTTATTATTTGCTTTGGTTATATAACGCTAAAACGAGAATGGTATCCAGTTCGGTTCCTCTCGGTGCTCTCGCTAGAAAACATAATAGGAAGCCATCTTCCAGAAAATCACCAATTAAAGCACCCATAATAATAACACCAAGCCCGTCAACTGTTACCATTCTGTCTAGCAGTCCAGTGGCAGGTAGTGGAGGGTGGACAATGAGGCCGCATAGTAGATCAGGCCATTGGCGGACATATAAGAATACTGGAAAACGTATTTGGGTTGAATCATATGACGTTCATGGTGGGGCTACAGGGCCGCAAATATATAAAACACCATGAATAATAATGAAGAGGGAATGAACATGAGCAGAACCGAAATGCACAAACAAGCCTTAGAATATTTAAAATTAATAACAGCGACCTAGAGGAAATTGATGGCCTTGAGGTACACGATGAGAGCAAGCGCGGTATATTGCGTCAACTGACTGCTTGTTTGGTTACTGTATATAACCCATGCAGTAACCATGAATATCCATAAAACCTATAAATAGTGAGCGCGATAGAACACATTGCGCTGGCCTTGATATTGGATCGAAAAAGAAAGGACATCATGAACGCATATGAATCGCTATGTAAGAAAATTGATACCGCACTAGAAGACCACGCAGAGCTTTTAGATGGCATGGGCATCATGTCACCAGCAGATGAAACGAAAGTCAGCGCGTCACTTGCAAAATGTAATGCACTGGTCGAACTGCAAGAAAGATACGATGCCGATAACAGCGTTGATATTTTGTACGAAATTCTGCGCTTAGAGTAACGTGTCACTAGGGCAGTTAAGGCCCTTAGATGCCCGTAGATGGGGTTTAAACCCTACAAGCACACATTATACTCGAAACCCCTTAAAGCTCTACGAGTAGGCTTCTGAGGGCATTATGGCCTTGCTGTAAGCGGCAGGGGTATTGAGAAATTATTCAAACCCAAAATATTCAAATTAATAAGTAATAACGTATAAAGAAAACTATAACATCAGGAGAATTTTATGGAGTATAGTAAAAAAATTAATTTCCAGCCCGTTAAGGTCAATAGTAAAACTGTTTCTTCTATTACCGTGACATTGCCTACTGCGGTTCAATTTGCCAAGTTTGTGGAAGCAGGAAAAAATAAGTCTGACATGGATGCTATGTTTGAATTGGTGAGCGAATGTAGTGGGGAAACACCACTGACAATTAAAAACCTATGGTTCTTTGTCGTTCAGGACGCATTCAGTTTTTTGACACAGGCACCCGGAACCTCTTCGGAAAAAGCAACGAAGACGTCCAGCGAAACTGGCGAGAGCTGACACGCTCATTAGCCATGCGATTGGGGTGGTCACAAGCGCACCCCAATGATCCGCTTGGAATTTGGAACATGCCCGTTCAAGAGCTAATCGAATGGGCTGATTTCATTAGGAAGCAAGATAAAGCGACAGAAAGAGCCCATTAAGTTGGGCTCTTCTTGTATCTATCCGGTAAGTGTAATTTTTCTCAGTTTATTGCGTTTTTTTATAAAGTTAATTGTGAGAATTTTTATTTTAAAAATGAATATTAATAATGAAGCTTTGTTTAAAAAATAAGATTTTTAACACTTATTTTTTGGCGTAGCCCACAGAATTATAGCCAAATACCCCGCTTGATTAAATACACGAAGCAAGCACTCATGGCCTGCAAAAACCTAGCAGGCTCAAACCCAACAGAAAGGACGCTATGGCAACAAATGACTACGAGCTATCGACGAACGGCCAGTTATTAATTCAAAGATTTGAGGGGCTTAGGCTAAAAAGCTACCAAGACCTAACAGGCATATGGACTATCGGCTGGGGCCATACAGGGCCAGATATTAAAGCCAATTTGATAATTTCACCAAAGCAAGCACATGACTACCTTATGAGCGATGCCAAAGCAGCAGGCGACATTATAAGGGCCAATGTCACGACCCAATTAAGCCAGCAGCAATATGATGCCTTGGTGTCTTTTGTATTCAATATCGGCCCCGGTCATGTTGGAACCAAAGATGGCTTTGTTTGGCTCAAATCAGGCCATCATTCTACATTGCTAGAACTGCTCAATGCAGACCAGATGACTAAAGCCGCTGAACAAATTCTGCAATGGAATAAAGCCGGTGGTAAAAGTGTGTATGGCCTTTCCGTAAGGCGACAAGCTGAACGCAGGCTATTTCTAACAGGGCAAATTAGGCCCGTATAAAATGCAGCAGTTTTGCTCTTAACAAGGGCAAAATACCAATTTTTTATAAATACATTTGAGGAAAAGGAGAGACCTCACAACACAAAATTTTAGGAGCGTATTATGAAAAATACCAATATAGAACAGAAATTGCAAAAAAGTTTACCATTAAGACGCCAGCATCAATCAGAGTATGGCTCATGGAACGCAATGAAACACCGTTGCACAAACCCAAAAATGACGCGCTATTACGATTATGGTGGACGCGGCATAACAGTTCACGAAAAATGGCTTGAAGAAAACTATGGATTCTCAAACTTTCTTTTGGATATGGGCTGTAAGCCGGAGCCACATTATACCCTAGACCGTATTGATAATAACAAAGGATACAGCCCAGAGAATTGCAGATGGGCAACTCCCGGTGTTCAAGCCAAAAATAGGCGCTCTATCAAAAAATGCAAAAAGATTAGCAGTGAGCAACACACTTATAATGGCGTTACAAAAACATGGAAGGAATGGTCAAACGAGTTTCAGGTGTATTCGTGGCGCACAACAATGGCAAAGAAAAACCTTGGCTTGCCTTTTGAAGAGGCAATGGGACTAAAGGGCAGAAAGCCTTGTGGCCGTAAAGCAAAGGGGTAAGGGCCATGATACACCAGTCGTTACCAGAAGGCTTTGATGCCCTAGATGTTGAGCAAGATAACTTAGCTCTTTTAAACAATCTCTATATGGTGGTTTTCGATCCACCAAAACTTTCACAGCTTGCTGAAATGGAAAGGGCTGTGACATGGCTCAAATTGCGGGGCCTTCACATGCAATACATTCCGTATTTGACGGATACCCGAATGGCACTTGATCATGATATTGTTTGGCTATCCGTGGATAAAACATACAGCGAAACATTATATTTTTACCGTGCAAAAGACGCGATAGATTTTAAATTGTCTTTTTCTTAAAACTAATGGTTCTGGTCTTTTCGCCAGAACCATTTGTCTTCTTTAGGGCCACCTAAGCAATTTTCATTCTCTGCAAGGGTTTTCTCGGTATGGCATGAAAGGCAGAGCACTTGGAAATTGCTTTCGTCGTATTGAAGGTCTGGCCTCTCTTTAATGGGGAGTATGTGGTCAACATGAAGGATAGAAGTAACCGAGGTTGTTAGCTTGCCGGATTGCCAGCACTTTTTACAATAGGTGTTCCGGCTTCTAAATTCTTCGCTGATTTTTCGCCATTTGTAATTATATACAGGCTCATAAGGACTTGCCTTTTTCAAAGGTTTTACTTGTCTTTTTTTTAGGTGCTGAACTTTCTTCATTGATGATCCTGTTAAATAAACAATATTACTTATTTAAAGAGGTTCAATTATGATTGTAAAATTCACGCAGACCCTTAACGATCAAATGAAAATAGACCAAACACGCAGCGTCAGACGCTTTATTGGTGAAAAACTCATTGAAGACGGCAAGGCAATATTCATCGCCACAGAAGCCGATGATTCCAATTTTCTCTCAAAATAAGGAGTAGGTATGTATAGCTACAGGGTAGTGACTCCCACACCATCTCCGGTTGATCCTCTCTTGCTTCGCAAAGCGTGCAGTATCACCGATCCGTCACGCGAAGCCTTGATGCTTATGCGTGCAGAAATGGCAACCCAATACATTGAAAAGATGCTTGGTGAATTGCTCGTTGAAGCCCCGGTTCAGTGGGTTATAGCCAGAACGCCAAATGAAAATTTTAGCCATTATTTCAAGGCCATATTGTCCCCAACCATGAGCTTTGGTGGTTCAGGCATTATGACGGGTATGTGGATCGAGCTACCCGGTAGAGCAACCTCCATTGATAGTATTGTTATAAGCAGACCGGGTCTCGAAGATGTAACGCTTGTTGAGAATGTTGATTATTTCACGGACGTACACTGTAACCCGGCAAAGTTTCAGCTTTCATATCAGCAGGACATTGCAGACGCGATGTCCTTATTCTCGTCCCTGACAGTTAATTACACAGGTGGTCTTGCAAAGACAGCAGCCGAAGTGCCCATGCCTATACAAATGGCAATCATGGAAATTGTTCAGAATCTAACTTATTCGGGTGGCTCTGCAACAATCGATATTGATAGCCCTATGATTGAAAGTGTGATCCGAAATTATCAGGCCATAACATTTGGAAGAAAGTGGTAACATGGCAGTTTCACGTAAAGATATGCAGGGTTCCAGTGTCGAACTGACATTCAGCAAAAGAGCGATTGTCAATGACCCCGAAACTGGACGAGACGCGAACGTCGATCAAGTCGTGTTTGTATTAGATGGAAACCTTCAATCAGTGGCACCCTACGTTGTCATTGGAGGCGTTCAGGTAGGCGACAGAACTTTTACCCATACCTTCAAGACATGGGCGAGACGGGACATAGATTATTCATTGATTGCTAGTAGGCAGATGTATGACCCGATCAATGATGATCAGATGATTACACTAACTTATCAGATAGACGACATTCAATATGACGAAGGTCAAAACGCCTTCATGACAATTTCACTAACCGAGATCAAGAAAGGAACATAATGGCAAGCATTCAACTGGTTCTTGATCACCCCGGTATGCTTATTCTCAAGAACGATGAGCTGAAAGCGGAATTGCGGGCCATAGGCAAAGAGATACAGAGGCGCACGAAGCAACTTATACTCGCAGGCGCGAGTAGCCCTCACAAACCCTCACAAGCCGGAGCAGCCCCTAATAGTTTGACGGGCACACTCTCGAAGCAAATCAGAATTAAAGTAACCAAGAACTCCGTCAAAATTATCGACACAGCAAGACAAGCCCTAGCCCTTGAAGCGGGAGCGCATTTGTGGAACGGCGCAACAGTAGCGCCAAGGCCGTATCTATCAACCGTATTGGAACAAATGACACCTGACATCGAGCGCCGTTTGGCAGCGGTTCTGGGTATCGAATTAAAGGTGAACAAATGAACACGAACATACTCAAAACAATCCCGTATCCACGCACAACTGACCTGATCAAGAGGATACACACTTTAGTAGGGCCACAAGGAAAAACCCCTATATTCAAGACTGTAGGCGGAACGGGTTCACTTCAAAGGATCATGACGCAACAGGTAACGGATATAGACGAGCTGCCGGGAATATTCGTAACGCCTGGGACACAGACCAGCGGCTCTTCATCAATAAGCAACGGCATAACACAGGTGGTTACTGTCAGTTATTTCGTTGTGATTGTCCTGCCCATGACGGACAGCTTGTCTGGCCTCAATCAAACCGATGATACTGAGGAAACATACATCGCGGCAGCCCATTGGGCAGTTTTGGGAGCCCGTGTTGCGATGGGTCGAAACAATGGCAAGCCTATGCAGTTCAGCAACGGAGAGCCCTACTTAATAGATCAGTCACGATACAGCTATAAACTCGAATACCAGATAGATATTCGCCTCACTGATGATGATACATATAAAGGTGAATTGGTCGATCTAGTAAGTATTGATCAGAAATTTGATATAAAACAAAAATAATATTCCGATTTAGAATATAAGGTAAAAATTATAGTACCTCACGGCATTAAATAATGGGACACGAAACTCCCATTTTTTAGTGAGGTATTTTAAATGGCAACTATTACAACAGGCGTGCCTTCAAGCGACAATATTCCCGGAACAAAGTTAAACATCTATTCCGCAGGGAATAGTGATGTGACTGTAAATCAGGTGATTTTGTTACTTGGCACGCTTTCCAAAGCAACCGATCCAGCACCTACAGGCGTAGTCAACAAACTAACTTTGGTAACTGGTAGCGACCAGCTTGCGACTTTAGTGGGCTCGGATTCAGACATCTACGAAATGTATCAAGGTGTCGAGAACAACGGCATTACCGCTTATTTCGTAGCAGCAGCATCTAACTCAGCAGCAGACATTGCAACGGCTCTCGAAGCCGTTGGCGATCTTTCATACTGGCTTGTTCACCCGTATGCGTCCGTTAGCGGCGTGGTCAACGTGATTGACTCTGCACTCTCTCCTTCATGGTCTTATCTCAATGCTGACTACTGTTATGCAATTTCAGCAATCGAGGATTCAGTAACGAACCTTGTTACTACAGGCAAAACAATGAACTCTGCCTACAATGTAGTCTTCGCATTGCCGACATATTTGGGCTCTGAACCTCTAACGGCTTCACTAGCAACTCGTGTGGGTAAGCTGGCTAATGAAGTCATCGTGACCAGTGCAAGTGATCCTACAGCAGGAATACAGGCACTTTCAGTTTCATTGTCACCCGTTGATAATTCACAGGCTTTTTCCAGAACTAATAGAAACACTTTGTTTAACTCTGGTTTTGCTATTGTGAGACAAGACCTTGGTGGTGAAAGCACTATCGAACGTGGTCGCACAACTTATCAGACAAATGCAGTGGGAACGGCAGATACAAGTTATCGAGATATTGAGACATTGAATAAACTTGCTTACGCGGCAACATCTTTCACCCAAATACTCAATAACAAATTCTTTGCAGTATCGAAAAAGCTGATCACAGACGATAGCACGCCAATTCCAGCAGGCTCTACGGCAGTCACACTTTCAACAATCAGCAGTGCTTGCATTGAAATATACAACACCTTGCAGACTGAATTGGTGGTTCAGAAGCTTAAAGCCTTCTCAAGCAATCAATCGGTTGTTTATGCAGGAGATGGGAAAGTAGATGTGTATTTGCCGCTTTATCTAACGAATACACTCCGCGCAATAAATATTGGCGCAACTTTTACAGTATCATAATTTGAGGTGAGAATATGAGCATTAACGACGCAGGTCTTGCCAGCGCAAGTATTGGCGGTATTCAGCAAAATGTCATAGCTGGATCAATAAAAATAACACAGCCGGGTAAGAACCGTGAGCGTATTGCAACCATGCAAGGTTTAAGCCCTTATGCAAAAGTTACATATACGTTCGGCAAACTTTCTCTAACCGTGCAGTGGGTTCCCGGAACAAGTGTAACCGATCTTCTAAGTGAAACAGACTTTACAGTCGAACTCACAACTATGGACGGTCGTACATTCACATTCTTGGAATGTTCTTTCGATAAACCATATGACGTAAGTATTGACGAAGCACAGTCAGAACTAGAACTGACATTTAATCAGCTTATTGAATCCTAATTATTATGAGGTAGCCAATAATAAGGCTACCTCAGACATTAAATAGAGAAGAGAAGCATTTAACTATTCTATAAAGAAGGAATAATAATGAAATCACATGATTACATTGCAAAGAGAAACGAGGCTCGTGCTCGTTTAACTGCACTACACAAGAGCATTAGCAAAGCCGAAGCAGAAGGTACTGATTGCTCTGATTTGGAAAAAGAATTCGACGAAACAGAAAAGTCTGTCGATGATCTTGATAAGAAAGCAAAACGTGCGAAGGCCGTAGAGGACATCGAAGCAGAAAAGTCCAAAGATGCCGATGAAGCAGAAGACGGTGAAGACGACGATGTTTCTGCCAGTGTTTCAAAGTCCTTTGGTATCTCAAAAGACGTAAGCAACCGCTCTGATCCTGCTAAAGGTATTATCCGCCAGATGATATACAAGACATGGGCAGCAAGCCCATATGCAGGCCCACATGGCGCACATGAGCGTGCTGTAAAGGCATGGGGTTCACGCGAAGCTGGTCTTCTTAAGAAGGACGCTATGGGCGTTGGTGATCTGTCCCTACAGGCTCCTAACTATCGCGGCGATATGTTGATCCCATTGCTCAACAAGAACATTGTAACCGATGGCGTATTCCGTGACGTTGATCTTGTTGATAATAACCTTATCGCTCCTCGCGTTCGTCAGGCATCAACTGGTGGATTTAACCTTGAGAAAGGCTTGATTCAGGAAACCTCAATCGGAACTGACACGAAGGTTTTACAGGGTGCTTTTTATGGTTCTATCATAACGGCAACCGCACAGGCTCTTTCATACAGCACACCAACATTGGAAGCTATTATTGAAGAGGAAATGACCACACGTCACAAACTGACAGTTGAAACAATTGGTCTTAACAGTGATGGTTCAATCGCAGGTGTCCCAACGGGTCTAAAGGGCTTTACAAAAGCAACTCAGCAAATCACATATGCTGACTTCTCCGCATACATCGGGAAATACGACGAGCAGTCTTCGTTCGCAGTTATCCAACTGTTCGCTAACTTGGTAACGCAGGCTAAGGCTCTTATGCGTAATGCTGGTGATACAGCAGATAAGGTTCTGTTGATTCCTGAATTGATCCTTGGTGATCTCCAGTCTCGTATGACCATCACTGGCAACTTCGTGCTTGCTGGTCTTCTTGACGGTACACTGCTCGGCGTTGAGGTTCGTTCAACGGGCAATCTTTCCACTAACGAACTGTCTTTGGTTTCTGGAACAACTAACGCGGAAGCGAATGTCGCACCATGCTACTTGGTATCCAAGAATGCTGTATGGCGCGGTAATGGTAACTTCTATGAGTTCAAGATGTTCGATGCTGGTAATGTTGGTAACTTCAACCTTGTTCAGCAAGCTGGTAAGGCTTGGAGATTGGTTGACTCTATCCAGTTCGCATTAACAAACGACATTTCAGTTCAGCGTCTTGAAATTGCTGGTCTTGTTAAGCCAATGGATAACAGTGCTACGGCTTATGTTCAGCCTGAGTCTGGTGAAATTTCTGTTGCTACAGGTAATGGTAAAAAGTCTTCGTAAAATAGGACAAATAAAAGAAAAGCAGCTCGCCAGTAATGGCGGGCTTCTTTTTTGGCTTACGTTAAATAAGTGATGACATGGATATTTGAGAACAAGCCGTATTCGCCGGGTAATGAAAGATCAATCGTTTATCGTATGACTTACAAGGGAGTGACCTACATTGGAAAGAAAACCGTAAAGGATAAAAAAGGTAAGCAGACAAAATATCAAAGCTATTATGGATCAGGAAAGCGTTGGCTTGAATTCATAAAAGGCAATGAAAGCCACGTTAAAAGAGAAGTGCTTTACCTTTGTGCTAATCTCGTTGAAGCCAGTTACTTTGAGAATTATCTCTTATATAGCTCACACGCAATATTCTCGGATACATCATGCAATGACAACGTATCTATGCTTGCGAATAGGCGTAACACAAAAAATTTCATCAATAAGCCGGAGGCATTATGACAATCACACCAACAAATTTTGACAGTATCCTTGATAGCATTGTTGCAATCGTGTCCGACCCAAAGTCACAAGTTAATGTCCTGCGAAAAATAGTTAGCTTGGGCGGCTATGACGCTGATAACCAGAGCGTCAGTGCTACGACAGACGCAACCGCAGCAGCCGTTGTTAGGCGTCTCGCACTTGTTCGTATTGGTGTTGTTTCCTCAAAAGTCGAGTTCACGTCAAGACAAGATGGCTTGGCATTTTTAGCTAATATTGCTCCGATGTTTGATGCTGAAATCGAGTATGCGAGTGCAAACAATGAAATGCAGGTATTTGAACACTTTGATAACTTGCTCGCTAGTATTGAAAATGATGTCAGGCAGAGAAGCACTGGCCTTCCCGAATTGATTACGTGGAACAACACTAAAATGCTGCCACCGTGTGTCATTGCCCAAAGGCTATATGGCGATGGTTCAAGAGACGAAGAGATAATTATCCGAAATGACCCCATAAATCCCTTTTTTATAGGATCGGGGAATATTGAAATTTTAAGCAGGTGAGATAATGGCAGTAACATCAACATATAAGCCTACTGATAACGGCATTCATGTTCTTATTGGAAAATACGAAATTAACAATATTGAATCCATAGATGTCATGCGTTCTATTGAGACCATACCTAGTAATTTCACAATAACTCTTACCTTGTCCTTACCAGACGGAACTACTTCTGCTTTGGATATGCTCAACACATTGGACAAAGTAACAATCTGGTCTAACCAAACAATAATTCACCACGGAGTTTTGGAAAGAAAACCTCGTCGGGTTAATAGCCAGAGCCTTGAAGTCGCAATATCCGGCAGATCGACAATACGAAATATATTCGATTGTGCAGCACAAAACCCCGGCCTTAATATCACGGCTACTGGCTTAATAGACCTTATGCAGCAGGTCTGCACACCATTGCGTATCGAAGGCAACATAATCGACACGAGACCTGATAGCGCGACAGAGCAGAGCCTAACAGGCTTCAACCTGAACATGGGGGAGAACGTGTGGCCTGTAATTTCAAGGGCGGCTAGTTATGAAGGGGTGATCGTTTATGACAGCCCACAGGGGGATTTTATCGTAAGCAGTGTCAACACATCATCTTCGCCAGTATCGACTTTGGATAGCAATGCCCCAATCCTTGATATGGATTTGGTGGAAGATGACAGTGAACGCTTTGCAACTTATCAGGTCGTCTTACAGCCCGTTTCGATGTCGAGTGAAACCTTTGACGCTCCTGTGCAAGGGATCGCCTACGATGATGAAATAAAGAAGCTCGACCCATATCGCACAAAGCAGATAATCAACGCGACAATGAACGCACAGGGCACTTATTCACAGACCCTTGCAAACTGGACACGAAACCGAGCATGGGCACGCTCTAAGGTCTTATCGGTGACAGTGGCAGGGCATACCTACGCACCCGGCAAAATATGGGACGTAGAGCAGATGGTCAAAATAGACCTGCCAAAGCTTAATTTGAAAGACACATGGATCATAACAGACGCAAGCTACCACTACAGCAGAGACGCGGGGGAAATTACAGCACTCAGACTCATGCACCCATTAGGGCTTACCCCTGAACCAATCGTTATTGCGGGTGGGGTCGCGGCAGTGGAACTACCAAACAGCAGTGCGAACAACTAAGGAGAAGCCATGAACCCTAATGAATTACATATCAGACTTTGCAAGATGGAAGATACGATAAACCAATTAAGCAGCCGCCTTTTGAATATGACAAAAGCCGCAAGCCTCACTACAGACGCGAATACCAGTGGCAAACAGCACACAAGCCAAGTTAGAAGCTATGGTGTGCAAGGCGAAGTGCATAATGACGTTACAGTCGCGGGACAATACGGCTTTGCCGCTGCCCATCTGTCAGGTGCCAGAGCCATAACACATAGCCCTTACGGTAATAACCAGAGCAAATATATTAGCGCCGTATTCGATCCACGTTATCACCCCATAGGCTTAAAAGCTGGCGAAACGCAGCAACATGATAATCAGGGCCAGTTTGTCTATTTGAGCCTTGATGGTTTGCAAGTGAATGGGAAAGAGAAAATTTTCCTACAGATAGCAGGCCATACAATAATGGAAATTAGTAGTGAAGGCATAGACATTACAGGGAAAGTCACAGCAAGTGGTGACGGCACTTTTGGTGGTATCTCAGTCGATCAGCATACTCATACGAGCGGCAAAGAAGGTTCGCCTACATCAAAGCCGAATTGATAAAAAAACCCCGGTAACACAAAGCTACCGGGGTAACAGATCGGAAAAGGAGTATGACAACAAGAGTAGGAGTTTGAAAACCTCTTGTTGTCACAGTCTATTTAGTGTTTTATGATCGAGTGTATTTGGCACATTTTCTGAATTAATTCAGAAAATTAATAACTATAAGGATAAGGCAATGAATCTTGGAATAATTGCTATAGAAGAAAAAAATAGTGAAGGTGTAGTTTTGTCTACATTGTATTATGTTGCAGATTTTGATTTTACTCCTCCTAAGAAAATCGCGGGGCCAGCAATGTCTTTAGCGGTTATTAATGGATTACTTGAAGAATTTAAAAAATATTTTAAAGAATTGGAAAATGAAGAACGAAAACAAGAATTGCTGCGACTCGAAAAAGAGTGTTTAGAGTATTATATAAGTGAACTAACGAAAAAAAAGAATCTTTTAGATATAGAGTTAAATAAAATTACTAATAATCTGAATCAAGAACCACATAGATAAAGAATAAAGAATGGTGCGAATAATTCGCACCATTCTTTATTATATTAAAATAGAAATTATTGAAACAAAAAAATAATAAATTATTTCCAATAAATAAAATAATAATTTTAATAAAATAAAAAAGGAGACCATATGTCATTCCTAAAAAATAATCTTTTTAAAGCTACTTTAATTGTAAGCCTATTGATTAGCTCTTCCGTGCTTGCGGGTTGCACTAATTCTATAGTTACACAAAAAAAGACATATTTTACAGTTGAAGAACTTTACACGGAAGCAGCAAACATTTCCGTTCAGTATGTTTCGGGTAACTTTGGCAATCCTGATCCAGCAGTCGTGCAGAAGATTAAATTCTTCAATGATCAGGCCCATAATGCACTCTTGGCCGTGAGAACCAATGTTGAAAACGGCGCAACTGTTACCGACACATCATTGTCCTTGGCAAGCACTGCTATTGACGCATTCGTGGCTTATCTAGCCAGCCAGAATATTAAAGTGACAAGCAATACAGTGACAGCAGCAGGTGTCACTGGAACATCTACAAATTAAGGAAAAATATTATGAATCTAGCAAGCATTTTAAAAATACTAGCCGTTGTTGGCGCTAATGTCCCAACACTTATTTCAATGGTTGAGCAGCTCATTGACGTGAACAAGAGCGCGACTGGCCCAACCACTGACCAGTTGAGTGCCGCAGATAGTGTTGCTGATCAGTCATCGGCTGACCTTGATAAAGCAGCAGACGCAGTAGCACCAGATACAACCACAACACAGAAGTAAAATAATAGGTTTGGGAAGTCCCGAACCTATTACCATGAAAAATTAACCACGCCATTAAATAAGAATACTATTATTTTTTGAGGTATTATTATGACTGGTGACATTTCATGGAACATCAACGCTGAATTAGAATGCTTGGATTGGCATATTGATCCCGCAACAGGCGATATTGCGACCACGGGATCTCTTGAGAGTGCCGTTATCATATCGTTATTCACGGACAAACGCGCACCTGAGACATGGACACGAACGGAAGATAAAAGGGGCTGGTGCCTTCATGATGCCGATGATGAATATGAGATGGGCAGTTTGCTTTGGACACTCTGGTATATTCCAACACAAACAACCGACGATTATACCAACTTAGTTAAGGGCATGGTGGAAGATTCCCTTCGCTGGCTTATTGATGAGGACATCGTTCAGACAATAGATGTTACGGTAACAATGGTTACAACGGACGCCTGTCAGATCACCATAAATTTAATTCAGCCCACTGAGTCGTCTCAATACTCATATATGTGGAGCCCATCAGCAATATCAGGAGAGCAATCAGGTAGCATCGGAGGAATTATATCATGAGCACAATAACAGGCCGACTTTATATTGGCGGAATAAGCGTCAACACATTCCGTTTGAATGAGATACCCGCAAGCACAAATTGGGTTGTTCAGAATTTTGCCACTGATGCACCTACGATCTTTCAAGCCGTAGGCAGCAATCCCTACGTGTTAAACTTTGAAGGAATTATCCCGGTTTCGGTTGGTGGCTTAATTGGTCTGGCTATTGATATGGTTCTTTCCGAGAGCCCATTCTCAATGCGTGACGAAATAGAAAAGCAGCTAACAACCAAGAACACCATAACACTACAGCACCCCAACCGAGGGAACTTTCAAGGTGTCCTAAAACAGCTTGAAGTGACTGATTCCGTTGAAGATAGGGAAAACGTATATATTCGAGGAATCTTTATAGGGAACAAATCGGGCAGCACCTTATCGGGTATTGGTCTGTCTCTTGTCTCCAGCGTTGTAAGTCAGGAATTAAGTGGCACGGGCTTTGGTGTTGTCGCGGATGCCTACAATGATGCCTTGAGCTTGTCAGATGCCAGTGTGGGTCAGAAGATCAATACCATAGCGGGTGTTGCTGGCTCATTCTCAACTGGCTTAAAAAATGGGCTACCCGCTCTGGTTACAGGTGGTGCGATTAAAATTGCCAGTGTTTCGGGGATTGATAGTCTATTGGGTTCGGGCAACACATTGGGTCGTTACCTACAGAACAACAGTGTGAGTGATGCCATCAAGGGCTCCATAGACACAACGAACCTAAGCACTTCGGGTATTGTGAAAGCCGTAACAAATGCTCAAATAACAAACCAACAGAATAATCTCGCGGCTCTAAACAATAAGCTGTCAACAACATGAACAGCTATAGCCCCATAGCGGTAGAGCTATCGCAGGAACATATAGACCTTAACCCTATGCTCGATAGAGAGGGCAGGGCTTTGTTTAGCATCAATGACGAAATAAGGCTTTGGCTAGATAGCCATAACATTGAATGGGATTACAAAGGCAAGACAGGTGTCTTAATGGGTTTCGGAAACACTTGTGTTGAGTATATTGAAGTTACACACTTGTTGTTTGATAAGCCAAGTGACGCGATACTATTCAAGCTGACATTTTGATTGAATAAGCGGCTGCCCTTAAATTTGGCCATACAGAGCCCCGGCGGGTATTCAGCACCCTGCGTAGCAGTCAATCCCCAGACACCCCTCAGACACCCACAGAAATGGTTTTAGGCATACCTATAGGAGTATAGGGGTGCCTTAAACTGTGAGTGCTTGGGGAAACGAGCGCACACCCCCCTTTTCACGCGCAAAATCAATTCCTGCAAACTCGTTTCTGCTACACCGCTAAGTAATTGTGTCCACAAATTTAGGAGACACAATAATGAACTATCCAAAATCTATTTTAGGAAATTCAAGTCGTGAAGCCATATTCGATACGCTGGTTTCATTAGTGCCAAATTACCAAGACAGTTATGCGACAGCACTTGCTCAACTTGCAGTGCAAATTCAGCAAAGCGACGACTTGGTTTCAATTCTCGATGAAAGCCCTTTGGTTTCAACCAATCCACAAACGGGTCGCATGTTCAGCAATCCAGCTTTTAATATGCTCCGTAATGTTGAGCGCTCAATAGCATCTGGTTTGGCCAAGTTCGGCCTTACGGCACTCGATTATAAAACACTTACCAAGAACGACGGGCCGGAAGCTGATGAGGGGTTATTAGATGACCTCAACAGTATCTAAAGAAGGGCTGGATGCCTTTGCCTATCACATCACGGGTTCTAAGGAGCAAGCAGAAGAGTTTCTTGCCGCTTTAGAGACAGTCATACTTGCTGATGACGAAGAAGATATTATCGAGGCAAAGAAGCTACTCGCTTACCAGCAGCAGCAATTCCAGTATGCCCGTGATGTTGTTACCGGCAAGATCATTGTCGGGCGGCTTGCTTATTTGGCTTGCTGGCGTTCGCTTCAATATTTGAGGGCCAGCCGTGAACCTAATTCCACGGAATATTTTGACCCGTTTGCAACAGAGCGCATTCGCCGCTTTGCATTAAAGTTCAAGCATCTTGAAGGTGATGAAAAGTTTGGCGGAAAGCCGTTTGTCTTAGAGTCTTGGCAGTTATGGCTACTAAGTCAGATATTCGGCTGGAAGGATAAAGCTACAGGGCATCGAATTGTCCGAACAGCACATATCGACGTACCAAGAGGTAACGGTAAATCCTTCCTAGTTTCGATCCTCGTTCTCTACATGATGTCTATGGATCATCGTTATGGCCCAAAGGTCTATTGTGCAGCCACAACAAGGGAGCAAGCTCAAGCTGTCTATAAGGCGGTTGAGGAACACGTATTCGGCAATACAAAACTCATGGACGCTCTGGGCATCACGCGCAAAGCCTACAGTATCCAGTGCCGCAATAAATTTGGTCTTGGGGAGTTCAAGGCACTCTCAAGGGACACAAAAGCCTTTGATGGTAAAAACGTCTACCTTGGCATTGTCGATGAACTGCATGCCGTTGATGAAAAAGTCTGGAACGTCATCAACAGTGGTGCGGCAAAGTCTGCCAACACTTTGATGGTCGCTATCACGACAGCAGGGCTGAACCTAGACTCATTTGGTTATTCACGTAGGAAATTCTGCGAATGCGTTCTTAATGGCGAAGTAACTTTGCGTTCATTCTTTTGTGTCGTGTGGTGTGCCGATGCTGACGACGAGCCATTTTGTGCAGCGACACTAGCTAAGGCTAATCCTGCTTGGAATTCAGCTATCAATCAGGAGAAGGTTCTGGAAGAGGCAGCCGAGGCAAAAATCCTCAAAAGCTCATACGTCGAATACATGCCTAAAAGGCTCAACATATGGCTGAACTCCGCTACTCAGTGGATTGATCCAAGCCGCATTGAGCATACCTACAAGCCAGAACTAAAGCCCGAAGACGTGGACGCTGATGTCTGTTTGATTGGGGTTGATATGGCGAGAGTAGGGGATATGACCGCTATCGTGATGGTTAAGTGTAGTCGAGACTTAACCGGGCCAATATATGCGTTTCCGTATTATTTTTTGCCGAGGGAAACGATCGAGAATGACGCCACAGGGCTTTATAAGCAATGGCGTGATGAAGGCCATCTTATTCAATCCGGCGAGTCAGCTATCTCATATGAACACGTTCGTAACACGATTAAAAAGCTCTACCGGGATTACGGTTGTGAAAGCGTGAACTTCGATCAGGCACTTGGTATGGAAACTGGTGAGACCCTACAAAATGAGGGGCTAGAGGTTTTCTTTATTGGTCAGAGTTCGATCAATCTGACAACGCCTATTATTAAATTGGAAGAGAAGTTAGTCACTGGCACGTTTTTCCATAATAACCCCGTGATGTCTTGGAATATTAGAAACTGCACGATGGTTGAAGGCCGTAAAGGTTTACTCTCATTGGAGAAACCCAAAAAGGAGCAGGACAAGAAAATTGACGGCGTTGATGCGGTTCTAAACTGCCTATTCAGTGTTGCGAATAATGAGGTTGTGGAGCCAGTGTTCTACTCTAATTAATTGCCAGAGCTTTGGTGAAATTTTTTAAAGGCAAAAGATTTGCCTTTAAATCCACGACAGCACTCTTGGCTGCTAACCACATTTTAGCGTGTGGTTAGCAGTTCACATAAATCCACGGTTTTTTGATGTGAAAAACATCAGTGCCAAAATAAAATGTTAAATCGTCACCTTTGATTGTTACCCCAATATCATGGGGCAGTTCGATGGTCTTCTTATGCCAGCGGCCATTCACGATCAGTGCAATTTCATCGGAGTTACTATCGCGTAGTTTTTCCCGAAACTCGCGCGTTGACGTTCCGCATCTATTGGGTCGGTTGTATTCCTTGAACCAGCGCACTTTATCGCCAGAAAGAGTTCCGCTTAACTGAGCGTATTCAACGCCATTCGTATCAATGCGAATGTGAATTTTGTTGCCAGTTCGTGTTGCTGTAACTGACCTAATATATGGGTCAGCAGTCCAGCCCATATAATTGGGAACATTACCATAAGTGCCGCTTTTGAAGAGGCGCTTTGCCTCGACCAAGGATAATGGCTCTTTTAGTATTTGGTATTCAAAGTTTTCAATACCGTATTTTCTAATATCCGTTCCAAGGTCATCATGTATTTTGGCTCTATCAGTTAGTTGTTTTGAATCAAATCCAAAAAATAATGAGCCGTTTATTAAATTTGTTATCAAATATGTCATTGCGATTTCTCCTGATTTTCAATATTTTACACTTATTTTTCTCTATCTGTCACTAAAACCCGCAATTTATTACACTTTTACCTGTTAGTTTTTCTGTCTTGTAGAATGGCAGTCAAGAGATCAGTGCGAGACCCTATGTAAGTGTAAAAATATGGGAGTTTGGACTTTCTGAAAAGGGGCTCTGTTTTATAATTGTGTTTTTAATAAAACTGATTTTGGATAATGAGAAAATAATAATTGTTAAATAGTCCGCTTTTTTTACACTTGTGCTTTTCTGTAGGGTAGAAGTGTAAAAAAGTGAGAGTTTGGGAAATATGAATCTTTGTTTCGTTTGTATGTTTTAATTTATGGGAAGAGAAAAAAGTAATATAAAAATAAAAAAGTTTAAATAATCTCATTTTTATACACTTTTTTATAGCACAGCTCACTTTTTATATAAAATACAAGAACATATAAAACCAAAGGTCGCTCTTTAAATACGAATACATTATATTTTGTATTCAAAGAGGTCAAAATGGCGCAGGGATCATATCAATTATCTGTCGGTATTACCGGCAATGCAACCAAAGTTCTTAAACAAATCAATGCCCAGATGAAAGCCGCACAAGCACCGGCAAAGGCATTCCAGAAGCAGCTTGGGGACTTTAAAAAACTTACTGGTTTCGATCAGGTCAGCAAATCTATAGGCGGCGTTAAAAGTGCTCTTATGTCCGTCATACCGGGTTTGTCTGCAATCACAGGGGTTGCAAGCATCGGTGGTATTCTAGCTCTTAGCAAGGGCTTCGCTGATATGGGCCTACACATCACACAGATGAGCAACGCTCTCGGATTGGCTGGCGTTCAAATTCGCAACATGCAAGGCGCGGGTAGTCTGCTTGGTGTGGGTTCTGGTCTGTTGGATACCCGCAAAAACGCACAAGACCTGCAATTCAAAATGAGAGCAGGTATGTTGAGTCCCGAAGAGATTGCGGCAAGCCAGAAAGCCCATATTCTCACGAATGACTCAGCTAAAACCCGTCAAAATAAATCGTTAGACTTTTTGGCTAATGCCAAGAGCAGCGGAGCAAGCGCGTCATATCTTCGCTACATGGCTCAACTGTTAGGCGTTGATGAAAAGCTGATCGGGACTACTCACCAGATGGTCGATGCCCAAGAGGCATTAGCGGCAAAATTTCTTAGAACTAATCAGCTTGGCGAAGACGGTATTAAAAGCGGGTTTGGTTTGTATCAGGCTTTCACTTCCGTAAAGCAGGCCACAGAAGGTGTCAGTACGGCAATCATGGCCGCATTGGCTCCGAGCATAACGCCGCTACTCAATCAGTTCGCCAACTGGCTCTCTACATCGCAAGACGTGCAGAACGCTTTGGATTCAGTGAAAGCCACAGGGCAGCAGTTTGCAGCTTGGATTAAAAGCGTCAACTGGTCAGAGGTGGGCACAGAGATAGGCTCATGGATACCGAGCATCAACACAGTCAAAGTGATACTAGAGGCGCTTGTCGCGGTTAAGGTGGCTTCTTTTGCAACAGGGCTAGTCAGTAGCTTTATGACAATGACCACAGCGGCTATTGGCCTTGGTCGTGGGCTCATTGGTGCGGGTGCAATCATTGCAGGCATAACAGCACCGATTGCCATAGCCATTGCGGCAGTGACGGCACTTGGTGTGGCAGCTTACGAAATTTATAGCCATTGGGATAAAGTCGGCCCGTATTTCAAAGCCACATGGGACACGATAACTGATGGGTTTAATGTTGCTGTCGATGCCTTAACACCTTTGGCACACAGCTTTGAAGCTACCATGTCAGGCATGTGGGACGGGATTAAAGGTGCTGCCGATTTAGCCTGGTCATACATTGCTCCAATTTTTGACAAGGCCAAGGCAGCGATAAATTGGGTAGCTGATACCAAAGTAGGCAAGGCTCTAGGCTGGGTTGCCAAGAAGGGAATTAGTGCAGCGAAATCCATTGCGAGCCCGATCACTTCTGACTTCCAGAAAAACTTAGCGAGTGAACAAAGCAAATCTGGCTCTTCAGGAGTATCAGCTACGGCCATTAAAAGCATGACGAGTGACGGGGTTATCGCGGCACTAGAGAGCCAAGGGTTAAACCATGCGAACGCTCTTGGTTATGCGGCGAATATGAAGAAAGAAAGCAACTTCAACCCCTTTGCCGTTGGCGATGGAGGTCATGCTTTTGGGATTGGGCAATGGCATGAAGACAGGCAGGCCGCTTATGCGAAGATGTTTGGTCACACCATGCAAAGTGTCAGGAACGCAAAACAAGCACTAGAAGAGCAGACAAAATTCTATGTTGAGGAATCAAAGACCGCAACGGGTGGCCGTGTATTCCAGAAACTTCAAGGCAACACAAACGCCGGGATAGCCGCCGCAACAGTCTCGAAAAGCTATGAAAGGCCAGCGGATCAGCGCGGGGAAATGGCTGATCGTGCTCGTATCGCTTATGCGCTTGATGGTAAGGCCGCACCTATAAACGCTACGGCACCGACTGCACAGGTTGCAGGTGGTCAGAGTGGATCAAGCAGCTTTGGTGGTTCAGGCAACGAATTAGTTATCACGTTTGAGAACGCGCCTGCGGGAATGAAAGTTGATACAAGCCGTAGCTCTATGAACATAAGGGCAAAAATTGTTCCCGCGACAGTCGGCTCATTAGCGTGATTTTATGGGGCATGGCGACTTACACTGGATACGCATTATTGTAGAAATTATTCACAATCATGTATTCGTTTTTATAAGAACTTATTACACGCTCAGGATTAAGGGAATGTCTGCGAGGAATGCCCTTATTATTGTTTGGATAGTAGTAATCGCGGTAACGATTTTTCTATCCTTTAAATAAGACATATATAATTTTAGAGGTTTAAAGATGTTTGAAGGACTTTTCAGAAGGAAAGTCTCAGAACTCGATACAAGTGGATCACATTATGCGGCACAACGCCGCGCAATTATTGCAACGAGTAAGAGTAATGAGACTAATACGAATGGTAGAATATTCGATTTTCCATTAACCACACTGCCAATTTTTGGAGGTGGTGCAACAAACTCTAGCGGGGTCTCTGATGATCCTAGAACAATGCTGCAAGTTCCATCTGTATTGGCCGGTGTGCGTATTCTCACTGAGGATATAGCTGGACTCCCTATTCAGATAAAAAAGCGTTCAAGTAAAGGTGGTTGGGAATTGGATACGGAGCATCGCCTCAATGGTGTGTTTCGTAAGCCAAACCCGCGTGAGACAAAAAACCCCTTTATCAAAAATATGATCACCAACTATTTGATGAATGGGTCAGCTTATAGTGTCATTGCGCGTAAGGGGGGATTGCCTTGCCAGCTTATTGGACTGGCTAGACAAGCAAGACCACGCATACCTAATGACCCGGCAACAACAGACCTATTTTATGAGGTTTATAGCCCGTATTTTGGCTCACTTGATATCGGTGTTGGTAAGAGCCGTGGCAGCAAGGCAAGAAGCCGTCTTGTAAGTGAAGCTGACCTGATAAAGCTAACGGGCATTAAAATACTCAGCGACAGCGAGGAGTATTTGAGCCCTTTGACGGCCTGTAGTGAAGTCGTAACGCTCGCGGCAGCGATACAGTATGCCCAAGGTCTAATGTTCCGAAATGGGGTGGCTGCACAGGGTATCATTACATCTAAAAAAAGTATGCAACCTGATCAAATCGATATGTATCAGGCCAACCTTACTAAAATGCTGTCTGGTGTTCAGAACACAGGTGGTTTTGCGTTTATGGCTGGTGAATTTGATATCCATGAGTTCACGGGCTCAAAGCCGATTGACATGGATTACACAAACATAACCGAACTGCTTGGACGCCAGACATTCAGGACTTTGCGTATTCCCCTTCATAAGGGCGGCTTTGAGGATAAAGACGCAGCCGCAACAGTAGAAGAGCAGAACATTCGTTATGTGAATGAGTCGATCAAGTCGATGACCAACCCATTGGAAGAGCAGTTCAATGACAAGCTCTTAATGGAAAGCGAACGCGACACTTACCGTATCGAATTCAACTATGACAGCATGTTCACACCAAGCCGCAAAGACCAGTTTGATATGTTCCAAACAGGGATAAATTCTTCAATTATCAACCCGAATGAAGCCCGCGACGAATTGGGTATGCCGGGTATTGGTGAGGAAGGCGAGCTATTCACGAGACCCCTCAACACAGGGACACTCGGAGATAATAGCGCGGTTAGCCAGTTACCCATGACGCAAACCAGCAGCAACGAAAAGCAGGATACAAAAACAAAATCAACAACCCGCAAAGCGAGGGCAAAATAATGAAAAGAACAATAATCGACTGCATGACATTTCGTAAGTCTGTGGATTCACAAAACCTTAGCAAGATCAATGAGCCTTATGTCGCAGCAGAATTTGATACTGCGATTTCCATATCCGAAGATGGAACGGCAACATTCAATATCACGAGCAGCGTTGTTGACCGACAACAGGACATTATAGTTCCAGAGGGAATCCAAATCGGGGGTTTTCTAAAAACTCCAGTAGTTCTCTGGAATCACGAAGCTGATCGCCCCCCTATAGGAAAATGTATTGAACTCACCCGCATAAACGATGGTCTGCTTGGAACTGTTAAATTTGAAGACGAGACCACCCCATATATTGGGCCTTTGGCCGCTTGTGTTCGTAAGCAGCTTTCAAACGGCACACTCAGTGCGGTTAGTTTAACCATTAGGCCGCTTGAGTTTGATCTTAATGAGTTTGGTGGTGTTACCGTCACGAAATCCGAATTGCTTGAATTTAGTGTTGTGACGGTTCCAGCAAACCAGACTGCACTCGTTATTGAGAGACCAAAGGAAAAAGCAATCGGTGACAATACAGTCAGTAAAAGTATGGAAGAAAAAGAAGATGATATCGAGAAGGATATCGATGATGACATTGAGGGAATGAAAGAAGAAGAAAGATTTATCAATGCCGTCGAGGAAATCATAACAGATGAAAAAGACGTGCAGTCCGAAGATGAAGAGTTAATGGAAAAAACACTCAAACGCCAAAAGGCAAGAGCTCGTCGCCTAGCGATTGCGCGTCTAGGAGCATAATATCATGGCTTATGTGACACCAACTTATACAAGCCTTAGGGACAAAGGCACTCAGCAGCTTATCAATGATATGGGCGTTCAATTAACGCCCATATCAGGGTTCAGGTCACTTGCAAAAATGAATGCGAAGGGAATTTCTTACGCATATTCATATCTAGCGAACATCGAAAAACAGTCATGCCCCTCAACTGCAACAGGCGCGTTTTTAGATGGGTGGGGTGAAGTCGCGGGTGAGACACGCAAAACACCTTCTTATGCCACTGGTGTGGTCACTATAACGGGCACAGCAGGTGCTAGTGTACCAAAGGGAACCGTGCTTGTCCGTAGTGACGGAGTGACCTTCACAACCGACGGTGCGACCGTGATAGGCGAACAGCAGGCGATTACCTGCACGACAGTAGGGGTGACGGGCAATACACCTGTAGGGACACCACTTGCCGTGCAGGTTGGTTCACTTATTGGCGTGGATCGTAACATAACGGCACTCTCTGCAATTACAGGGGGCACAGCAGCAGAGGACGACGATACCTACCGTGACCGCATCATTAAGGCGCTTTCAAACAAAAACGTAGGTGGCTCTGCTAGTGATCACGTCAACTGGGCTCTTGCTGTTAGTGGCGTTGTTCAAGCGTGGTGTTCTGAAATGCCTCTGCAAGGCAGTGTGGTTGTTGTCTATGTGATGGGTGATCGATCCAATCAGTATAGTGGATATCCGCAAGGGACATCAGGCACAGCAAGCAATGAGAAACGCTGGACGAATGCAACCGGTGACTTGCTAACGGCAGCAAACGGTATGTGGTCAAAAAGACCAGCGGCAGAGATTATGGTGCTTACAAGCCCAGTGCCGCAGGCAATCGACTTGACTATATCGGGTATGACCAGCGCAACAGCAGCGACCCAGCAAGCCGTTAAAGATGCCCTTACCCTGTTTTTCAATCTGTATGGCAATCCATTAGGTACGACCATAACAACCACACAACTCGTTCAGGTCATTGAAGCTGTCTCGAATACGGCTGGTTTTGTTCTTGAAAGTCCGACATCGAGTATAACTTTGCCGGTGGGCTATTTGCCTGCACTAGGCATGGTTTCATTCATATAAGGGGAAAAGCATGGGCGTAATTAGACAACCAAATTCGGCAGAAGATTATTTTTTCACATTCACTGCATTGTTGCCAAAAGGGCTGGCATGGAGCCATGAACCGGGAACGCTAATCGGCCAGTATTGTCGTTATCTATCAAACACATGGTCTGAATTTGATGCCACATTATGCGATGTTGCGGACGACTTTGTTCCTACGACAATGAAATACACGATAGCTGAATGGCTTAATGCGCTTAACCTGATCTCAACAGGAAACCAAGTTCAGGATAGAGGGCAAATAATTGCTCAATTGACCATGACAGGTGGAACAAATCCTAATTTTTATATAAATTATGCAAAAGCCCTTGGATATAACATTATAGTGGAAGAGTACGGGCCTATAATTTGTGACGTGTTCTGTTGTGGTGATCCATGCACAACAATGTCAGAAGACATACACGAAATGTTCGCAATGACTTTTGTATCATTGAACAATCCAGATTTAACAGCACTAAAAGCAGGTTTTGCAGGGATATTGCCTGCATGGGTTCAGGTTTACTTTGATTATTATCAGTCGTGATAAAAACAAAGAATATTAAATACATATGAATTTTTAGGGAAGAATACAATTTGAGGTAATTTAATGTTTGATAAAGAATACAGGCCGCCCAATCCCGGTCTTCAACAAAAAGGCACACCTATTACTTACACTGATATGAACCAGATTACCGGAGAGCTAGGTAATATTGTTACGGGTTTGGGTGGGGTGCTTGATGTTACAAAAGCCGATCAAGTGCTCACATCGTTAACAGGTCATTTTGCTCCATTGAATAGCCCGACACTTACTGGCATTCCCTTAACGAGTAATCCAGATGGAACTGTTGATAACCAGATTGCTACTGTTGATTATGTGAACCAGAAAGCCTTACAGGCAACCGTTGGTTTCACACCAGTTCAACAATCAGGTGGTACGGATCAAGGAGCCAATAAAATTTATATTGGTGCTGATTCCACTGATGCCACACAAGCAAGAATTCAAATTGACCAGACAGACCTTGGTAAAATTGTATTTCAACAAGAAGACGATAAAACCTATGGTGTCAGTAAATTTGGCTACAATCATGAAAATGATGAATTGGCTTTCTATGACACTGGTAATAAGGCTTGGCACTTCTCGTACACAACCGATCAGATAGATGCTAAAGCCTATATCAGTTCACTTCCTGACGGTAATAATCTTAAAGTCAGCGATATAATTTGGAATAGTTCTTCTAGTTTACCAGCTTTGTATTATGGAACTGATAACAGTGTTGCTTATTTGGCTACAGAAGCATGGGCAGACGGGCAGTTCTTGAGCCTGTCTAATTCCGAAACGCAAACTGTTGAAGGGCCAGTAACTTATAAATCCCAAACTTCTTATGAGAATACTTTGTTGGTTACGGGAAACGAACCAACAATACATTTCACTAGAAGTGGTGTGACACAGTGGGACACTTGGGTTGGCGAGGACGGCACACTGTATGTTCGTAAGTTTGATGCAGATGGTAATTGGATAGAAGACTATTCTCGATTTTGGCCAAATGGCAGCATTGAGTTTGCCAAACCAGTTACATTGTCTGGTGGGGCACTAGCCCCAGACATCACAGACTTCACCGGACAAAGCGTGCTTAATGCTGATACCGCAGAGAAGCGGTATCAGCCAAAACTAGGTTTTACGCCAGTTCAGCAGGGTGGTGGAGCCGGACAAGGCCCCAATGAAGTCATTTTGGGTTGGGCGACTGATGGTTCCGGCTTAAAGTGTCAAGTGGACAGCACTGATGAAGGTTTCTTCTCATTTCGGGGTGAAATAGAATGTTTCGCTTTTGGTGCGATCACATATAATTCCTCTTCTGTGGTCGCTTCTTTTAGTTTTTTACCATCTCATGATGGATATTTAAAATTAGACTATAACTTGGGGCAAGCATCCAATAATCCAGTGGCAAATTTAGAAGTAACAGGTTCTGGTTTTAATATTATCGGTGGCGTTGATAATAACTCTGGAACAAACTTACGTGTTGGTTCTTCTCTTTACTCAGTAGTCGCAGGGCAACAAGTAGTAGTCAATATGACAGGTACTTATACGGCTTCTGGATCACAAACTGATGTTGGCGGAACGGCTATATATATTCCAAAATAAAAAGGATAATTAAATGAAATACTATTTTATAAAACTAGAAAACGACCTTGTAGCGCCCGGTATCTGTATGTCTGGAAACATTCCAGCAGGTGCCGTTGAATGTTCACAAGAGCAATACAATAACTCAGGGAACTACACATTAGAGAATGGTGTTATTGTGGCTTATACAGCACCGGTCATTCCATTAAAAACACAAGCTTCAAGCGCGTTATCAACAGCTAGAACATACGTTTATAACAACTACGGTATTTTGAACGAAGATACGCCAGATGATTGGGTCACATATATCAAAGTCCTGATGGCTATAAGCAAGGGTACTGACACAACGTCAACTACGTTGCCTACACAGCCGACAGACTAATATTAGTAGTCCATCGCACTATTTTAAGTCTTGATATTTTGGTAAAAATTTAGATATTATAATGAGAGAAAAGATTCTCTATCATTGTTGCTGAATTATTCTAGTTGATAAGGTCAAAATTATGTCTAATGAATCTCCCAACTCATTATACAAATATGTAAGTTTTGAGGGCCTTAAATGGATATTAGATGGCTCTATAAGATTTACTCAGCCTAGTGCGTTCAATGATCCATTTGAGTTTCTTCCTGAAATCATATCGCCGCCAAACATTGAAGAAAAACGTATTATGATAGGATTTGATATTAGTTCGCCGCGGCAAAGATTTTACTCGGGAAGCACACAAACAATCCCAAAAGATTATATAAGCAATGATATTATATCTCGCGATATAGTCTGCGAGCTTAATAAGAAGATTGGAGTTTTATGCTTATCAAAAAAGCGTGATTCTCTTTTGATGTGGTCACATTATGCCAATCAATATGCGGGTGCGATAGTGGAGTTTGATGGACATAACCCTTTTTTAAATGGGCAGGTAGAAGTCGAGTACCTAACTGAAAGACCTAGAAAGCTTCTTAGTGAGTATATGGATACGGCTCCTATTCGAGTAGCAGATCTGTGTGCAAAGTCTCAGCAATGGGAATATGAGGAAGAAGTCAGAATAATACGATCATTGGACGACTGCCGTGAATTAGGAAAGGATCAAAGAGATTTTCCAGTTTTTGTGAAAAAAGTTCCTACGGAGGCTATTAAATCCATTATATTAGGGGAAAGAATGCCTACTTCAGAAAAAAAGGAAGTGTTCTTGAAAATAATGGATACAAATATTTCCTTATTTTTAGCTGCTATAGGCCATTCTGATTTTAAATTTCGTGAAGAAAGAATTAAGTACAATGTTCCATTTAAAGACAGTTGTCCATTAATCACTCCAAAAACTGCACATATTTTTGTTGACTTCCCCGATCAGTTAGGGGCAGTAGCAAAAGTGATGATAGAAAAGCATCCCTTAAGCAAAGTCGTTAATCGTCCGATATAAATCAAAAAAGCTATACTTTACTAAACTCTAGACCCTGCCGGCCTCCTTTAAAATATAATCAGGGGCTAGGCGATCAGTGATTTATGGTTGATGTTCGAGATATTCTTAGCGTCTTCAGTCGTGTGATTATCTCAGGCAATACGTGTATACAAGGCGTTATTGAGGTCAGATTGAAGTGCCGCGCACTTTTAGTCTAACCTTTTTGGACAAAAATCAACATCAAAGATTTCATATTATATGAATATATCGGATGATTTCCTAAACAAACGGCAACAAAGTAGCGACATAGGGCAGCATATTGCGCCCTAAAACGCTAGGAAATACAAATGACCGTTTTATCAAAACTGACCTTCACAAAAGAAGTTGAAGCAACAAATGACCGGACGCCTCATGTGAGAGCAAAATTTGTTGAGGGCGTGAATGTGCAACTTGCCGCATTACAGGCCGAGATAGAGGGCACGCCCTTCAAACTGACCAAGGAACGCCGGGAGAAGAACGAAGAAACTGGCGAAGTAACAAAAGCAGAGAAAGAGGTTCGCTTCTCTGTCTGGTGGACAAAGGGCGTTAAGGGCTATGCCGTAGAGCCACGTTACGGCAGCAAGCGTGTGCAGCTTTCCGTTATGGGTAGCATTATCCAGACCGGCGATAAGCTCTCAGACGTTAAAGCCGTGCTGGAACTGCTCATAGAGGCTGCAAAAACCGGGGAACTAGATACCCAGTTACTCAAAGCAAGTGAGCGCAAGGAAAAGCCCAAAGCTGAGAAACCCTTGACGGTTGAAGACGACAAGACCCCAACAACAGGCAAGGCCCAGCGCACAACTCGGGGACACTGATCTCTAGGGGGCTTCTGCCCCCGCATGTGTGAGCACTGTAATGCAATACAAACTGCCATCGAACCGAGCAGTTCATTCACCGAGTATCCTGAAGTACTTTCTTAATGGATATAAGTTTGAAAATGACAGGGAAGCAATTTTGTCTGTTTTCGTGGCATCATACCCGGGAATTCCTGCGGATACAGCGCATCGGCTACTTAGTGGTGAAATTGCTTACCAAATTGAAGGCGAAGACGTGGTGTTCGAAGATGCCGTTTTACATGAAAATCAACACCAAAGATTAGCAAATTCCTGAAAATATAGGCTGATTTCATTGCCAAAAGGAAACATAGTTACTTTGTAGGAAATAAAAAAGGACTTACAAAGTATGCGATGGGTTTGGTCAAAGAAAAAAGATGAAATTAACCGCCAAAAGCACAAGGGAATTTCACTTGCTATTGGGGCACAAGTGCTGGAAAATGATCCCAATGCTCTAACAGAGCCCGATCCACATGACGATGATGATAGGTGGCAAACAATCGGGCGTCTTGAGGGTTACTATTTCGTTGTTCATACAGACTTGGAGGAGATGTACGATGGCACAGAACAAGGCCGAATCATCTCTGTTCGACAAGCTACCCGAACAGAGATTAGACGATATGAAGCTCGATTTGCCACCTGATCAAATTGAACTGCTGAAGAGGCTCGCAAAAGAGCCTCCACCGGATGGGCCATGTGAGTTCGATGGCCGGTTCGCCGTAAGAGGCAAGTTTTATAAGGGTAACGAGTAACACCAACCCGGCTTAAAAGGCCGGGTTTCTTTTTGTCTTTTCGTCAACATCAAAGAGTTTATTTTAGCAGCATAAAACGGATGATTTCCTTACCAAATGGCAACATAACATTTGAGAAGGAGATAAAGCATGTATTTAATAAGCATCGAAAAACTTTGTAAGGCAAGTGACAAGGTAAAAGAAAGCAAGCAGATGATTGTCACGAAAGAAGAATACGATGTTATTAGACGTGTGCTTGAATCCTTCGAGAATAAACAATCTCATTACGAGCTTGTTGTCTTGAACGAGGATATTGCGTGATGATTAAACTTAATGAGCTTGCCCAATATACAGGATCAGAACATTTTTACCTGTATAACGGTAACTTGGTGTTAACAGACGGCATACGCTACTTGATGGACAATGGCTGTGCTTGGCTCATTGACATTATTGTTAGTGTGAGGGGCTTGCCCGCCATTCAAGCAGAGGACTTTGAGGCATGGACGCTAACGGTTGATCTTGAAACCCATACTGCCAAGGTCATTGCAACAGATGGCGATAAAGGTGATGGGGCAGTGACATTATATAGGCAGAACATCGAATATACGGATTGCCCGGTAAAGGAACTTAAACTCTACGTATCACGTGAAGGGCACCGTAAAACCATAATGCTCAACTCAGAATATTGATTAGAAGAAACCCCTGTATCATTACAGGGGTTTTTCTGTGACTGGTTGACGTTAATCGAATTTACGGGGAGCAATGATGTCTCTAATATCCATGTAAGGCGTCATCTTATGTGTTACTTCACTTAAAAGCGTATCAAGTTCGTTATCCAATTTTTTTATTATTACAATGTAAGTTTTATCGTCATGGTATTTTATAGAATCTTTCATGCTATTTTTTTTACTTTCAAATAACTGATTTGCTTTGTTTCCAAAATCAAATATAGTTTGATATGTTTTTTTATCCAACATGAACTTACATTCTTGCTGATTTATCCAGCACTTATCGTGTAATTTTTCAATTTCTTTGGTTTTTTCGATGTAATCAGTTGCCCATTGTTTTACATTTTTTCTTTACCTTCAATACTTAATTCCTCTATTGTCCGTATTTGAAAGTCTACTGCTCTTTTTGCCATTAGTTCGTGGGGAAGGATACGCTCTAGACTGTATAGTTCACGATAAAGAGTGGTCATATCATTATATATGGTAATAAGTTTTCCAGAGTATTCTAGTCTGATTGTATTATGTGCAATGTCTCTTTGTGTTTTTGTTATTACATATTGTCTGTACGCAATAAGGATAGTTACAAATGCCGAAACAAAGCTACCAAACAAAGTTATTTTGTTCGTAGCATCGCTCGAATTCATAATTTTCGAATATCCCTCTAAAACAAAAGGGAATGCCAAATAGGGCACAGTAGCAATGGTAATCACAGCAACCACACAAGGCAGCACTTTATTCATGTTTAACATTGAAATTTCTCTTTTGGATAATGCGTATGGAAGCAGCCAGCATAAGGCTACATAGCTAGTCTCTTATGCCCGTAGACGCCCGCTCGTAGGGTTAGGCGGTAAGGGCTGCAATATGTGCAGTAAAAAGCCTGCAAGCTCTGTGCAAGCTTTTACGGGCTGGATAATTAAATCGACAGTTTGAACATAACAGCAAGGTCAGTGTTCGCGTCATTAAAAACAACCCGAGCACGGTTAGAATCAGCTTCTTCTTCAATTACCGCATTGCCAACCTCTGGGCTGGTCTTTGAAGCCACTGTGTTGAAATCAGCAATTTTGTCTGTGGCTTCTGTAACGGCCAAGCCTTCGCTTTTAAGCCAGTCCTTCGCTTCGGATATGCCGGATTTTTGAATAATGACGTCCATTTTTAAACTCGCTAGGTGATTACAAACAAATGATTTTTGTGCCTATTCGCCTAGCATGGCAATAACAAAAACCAATCCCTAATATGAGAATTCTGCTTATACGCGCATTCATCTGTTTTCATATTAGCCCGCACAGGGCTTTCTGAGAGTTTAAGCTATAAAGGGGCATGAAAGCCCCAAACTCTTACGAGCAGGACTCTAAGGGTGCTACTGACATTATTGGGTGTTGACAGCCCTTTGCTGCTTGGGTAAGAGCACAGGCAATGCTGGTTTAGCTCAGTTGGTAGAGCAACCGCCTTGAATTACGAGTGCCTAAGGGGAAACCCTTGGAGTAGAACGAGCCAAATTCGGTGAAGGCTTAGGGAGTAATCCCATGCTAATACCGAGCGAAGCCTAGGAAACTAGGAACGTGTAGAGACTAGACGGTTCGCACCTAAAGGCTTTTGCCTATGGTGAAGGTATAGTCCAGACCACGAACAGACATTTGTCTGGCGGCGAAAGTCGAAGTGGGAAGGTAAGCGGTAGGTCGTGAGTTCGAGTCCCACAACCAGCACCATGTGACCCCGGCCTTTATGGCCGGGCTACACACACTCAATCATCATCGCTAATTCTAACTGCCAGTTCGGAAGCGTACATCTTCCATTCAGGTTGTAGCTGTTCTGCGAGTTGTTCTGATGTTGCGTCAACATAGAACTCTTGGAGCATTTTGGGACTCGTGCCCATATTATGAGCCAAAGCGTAAAATGGTACCTTGGCTATAATCATCTGCGTGGCGAAGAAGTGTCGTAGGGAATAAGCGGAACGCTTTGCCCCTGTGTAGTCATATAAAAGACCTGCCTCTTCCAATAAGGCATCGAGCCCATTTCGGAATGATCTTTGAACATTCCCTCTGCTGTTTATGAATGGCGACTCGGTGGGTGAGGGGTTTCTGCCAAGCTCTTCTCTGCACAAATCCCATAAGTGTTGGATTGACCAATAGACCTCTGGCATCGGTACGATTGTTCTATTTTTGTCCTTGCCGTGGACTTGTAAGCGAATCCGTTTCCCGCAAGCCAAACGGGCATCGTCACTGCTACTGTCGATATTGGGTTTAAAATGAAGAATGTCTTTCCACAGAAGGTTTGCCGCTTCTGGGGGGCGCATTCCTGTAAAGGCCATCAACTCAACATAAGCACGGAGCCTTAGCCGATCTCTTCTGACGCGTGGGTGTAAGAACTCGTCGCCTAATGCTCTACGAGTCGCAACAGCATCAAGTCTTCCGTATTCCTCCCATGTGAAACTCGGTCTGGGATTGGGCTTGATGGGTTGAGAATTGACCTCAATGACCTCGTTTATAAAGCCTTCGCGGCGAAGCCATGTGAAGAAGGATCGCAAGGCCATAGCTTCATCAGCCTTAGTTGATCCACTCGGCGGTTTACGTGACCTCTGACTAACGGGTCTTGTTATCGTTTTACCATCACGAACATAAGGGATTGTTTTAATGTCTCGACCCGGCCCCTCAGTCCAATAGACATTGCGCCAGTCCCAATATCTATCGACTTTGGTACTTGTTATATGTGTGACGCTTTCTTTCTCAAAAAACTCACGAATGTATCGATTCGTGATGCCGTAGAGGTTCTTAAATTTCTTCTCGGATATAATGCCGTTTTCCATCTGCTTGCGTTGATAGCGAAGGTATGAATCCAAGCATTCATTGAAGGACTTAGGCTTTGCCTTGATGCCAAGTTTATCATTGTGGACTGCTTGAGCGTAGAACTCGAAGGCTAGTTTTGCGGCTTCTCGTTCGTCTCTCGTGCCTAGCGATTTGATGATCTGGCCTTGGCCTCTTATTGAGAACCTTACCCAATAAGTTGTGCCTCTTTTGAAGAGACGATAAGGCGTTACGCTATCGTAATACACCGTCAT